CAGGCGTAAGATAAACAACAACAACAATAACTATAAGGCTACCCAGCAATGATGCTGGCCCCAACATAAGAAAGACTAAACTATGTCAGAAGCAGTGCAAACTATTGAAACGGACTCCGTATCACATAAACGTAACCTCTCACGTATTGCGCGAGATGAGCAAGAACTCAAGGAGCTAATGCAAGGACGGGGGGTGAACTCGGATGAACAAGAAGAAGCCGAAGTTACCCCGCAGGAGAAACTTGATAGCTCACAGTCTGGAAGACCCCAAGTTCAGGCAGAGGGTGATACCCAACAAGAAGAAGAACCAAAAGCACAAGCACAAAAAGATGACGCTGAGTTAAGTACTGAAGAGAAAACATTTAAGCAGCGTTACTCTGACATTCGCCGTCACATGCAAGACAAAGAGCAAGAGTGGAAGATTAAGTTTGAGAAGCTGGAGCAACAACGAAACGCTGCAGTTGCGAATGAGTTGGTGCTACCTAAGTCGGATCAAGAGATCGAAGCGTGGACTAAGAAGTACCCTGATGTAGCGGGTATTGTTGAGGCTATTGCAGACAAGAAGTCACGTGAGTTTTCAGACGGCCTAGACAGTAGACTAAAAGAGATTGAAGGGATGCGTATCCAAGTTCAGCGTGACCGTGCTGAAGCTGAGCTACTACAGCTGCACCCTGACTTTGAGGGTATCCGTAGTGATGATGCCTTCCATGACTGGGCAGAAGCACAGCCTAAGTGGGTGCAAGATGCACTCTACGAGAACTCTGATGACGCTAAGTCTGTGGCACGTGTAATTGATCTTTATAAGAGTGACACTGGTATTAAGGCTACCCGTTCTTCACGCTCTGATAAAGAGGCTGCATCTTCTGTGAGAACAAAACGAAATACAACACCTAGTCAAGATGACTCTTCAAATTATTTCAGCGAGTCTAAAGTAGCGAAGATGTCCTTCAAAGAGTACGAAAGTAAATCAGAAGCTATCTTTGAGGCTCAACGACAAGGTAAGTTTATTTACGATATGTCAAAGAAATAGATTGACATTACCTTATCCGTAAGTAAAACTATAGGCATATACACTGCTAGGAATCAACTACGTGTGTATGCTTTTAACTAAGCACTAATTCACAGCAAAAAGAACTACCTCCTATTATAGGCCCAGCGCACAAAGGACCGCAAATCCTGAGAGCATATCTGACCACCCTATAAAAAGAGCCTCTTTCAAGTGGATATGTAGTGTCTACCTCAAGCCACATATATCTTGAAAGGATTACACAATGGCTATTACTTCCGCATCAGGTGGATTTAACGGGAACTTCTCCCCGATTATCTACTCCAAGCAAGCACAGATCGCGCTTCGTCGCTCTGCTGTTACTAGCGCAATCACCAACAACTCTTACTTCGGTGACATTGCAAACCAAGGCGACACTGTTCGCATTCAAAAAGAGCCAGACGTAACAGTCAACGCTCTTGAGCGTCACACAGGTATCTCAGTAGAGAAGCTTGATGACTCTGACTTCTCGCTGACCATTGATCAAGCTAACTACTTTGCTTTCAAGATGGATGACATTGAAGAGCAATTCTCAAATGTAGACTTCACCAGCTTGGCTGCTGATCGTGCTGCATATAAGATGGCTGACGCAATGGACACAGACGTTCTTGGTTACCTCTCAGGTCACAATGCTGATGGTACTAAGATCACTGCTTCCTCAGGCGACAAGCAGACTGCTTTGACAGCGACTGGTGAGTACATTACTGCTAACCACTTGGATGCAACAAGCTTCGGCTCGTTGGGTACTGCTGACTCTGCATCAACCGCTTATGCTACTGGCGACTCCATTCCGCTTGCACCACGTCTTCCCGGCGCAACAGCGTTGTCTACAGCGACTGTTTCTCCTTTGACAGTGATTGCACGTATGGCACGTCAGATGGATACTGCAAACGTTGATTCTCGTGGCCGTTGGATCGTACTTGACCCAGTGTTCGTAGAGATGCTGAAAGACGAAGATTCACGCATGTTGAACGCTGACTTCGGCGGTTCTGGCTTGCAGAACGGTCTCGTCTTGAACAACATGCACGGCTTCCGTGTGTACGTTTCCAATGCACTGCCTGCCGCTGGTACAGGCGCAGGTACTTCTGGTGCACTTGCACAGGACACTAACTTTGGTGTTATTGTTGCAGGTCAGGACGATGCAGTTGCTTCTGCTGAGCAAATCAACAAGGTTGAGAACTATCGTGACCCAGATAGCTTCGCTGATATTGTACGTGGTATGCACCTTTATGGCCGCAAAATCTTGCGCCCTGAAGCTCTTGTCACAGCACACTACAACGCTGCTTAAAACTACTTAGTCTGTCGGGCTGGTCTCTTAGGAGGCTGGCCCTTCAGCTTACTTATACTCTAGTATTTCCTGAGTTACAGGTAACGGGTTACTTTGAAAAGCCTAGAAGATATAAACAAGATGTAAGGAATTAGAACATGGCTATCACAACAGCAATGTGTACAAGCTTTAAAGCAGAGCTACTTGGTGGTGTCCATGACTTGGATACTGCTTCTTTGAAGCTGGCTCTTATTAAGGCTTCACCCTCAGGTACATACGGTGCCGCTACCACTAACTACTCTGATGTTACAGGCAACTCGGATGAAGCTACAGGCACTAACTATACTGCGGGTGGTCAAGTACTTGATGGTGCGACCATTGCCACCTCAGGCACTACTGCATACCTAGACTTTACAGATGAAGTATTTGCTGATGTAACTACGTCCTGTGATGGCTGTATCATCTATAACACGGCACAGGCTAACAAAGCAGTCTGCGTTATCGACTTTGGTGGCACTGTCTCTGCAACAGCTGGTGACTTAACAATTGAATTTCCAACAGCAGATGCAACTAACGCAATCATTCGTATTGCCTAAAGGCTAGGACATGGCGTTTCTAACCTCATCTGCTACATATGGAGCAGGAAGATACGGATCAGCTAGGTATGGCTTGGTCGATGTTTCTCACGTACCAGCTAGTGTAAGTGCATCCGCTTCTATTGGGATTGTTTCACCTAACGTAAGAGAAGAGTTTCTTTCTGGTGTAGAAGCTACAGTAACAGTAAGCTCTGTTAAGGTTAATCTAAAAGCTGAGCCTACAGGTGTCCAAGCTACCTTCACTGTAAACGCTGCTGGGTTAGACATTCGGTCTGTTAACACTGTGCCTGTCTTAGGTGTCGTAGGTACAAGCCAAGTAGAAGTACCTAGTGCTGGTGGCTTTGAGATTGATGTCACAGAACGTGTAACAGCTAGCCTTATTGCTACTGCTTCTATCTCAGGCGTTAGAGTAAACGTATCAGAAATACTAACATCAGTTGCAGCTACTGGATCAGTAAGTAGTGACATTAAGTTTAGCAACACTCACAACCTTACAGGGGTAAGCTCTGAGTTTAGTGTTGGTGTAGTTTCACCTAATGTACGTGAAGAGTTCTTATCAGGTGTAGTGGCAGTAGCTTCGGTAAATGCACCTCAGGTACATACAGGTGCAGGTGTTGTTGGTGTATCTGCTGAGCTTATAAACGATGAGGTTACGCCTACAGGTAACGTATTTGACTTTAATGCGGTTAAAGACCTATATAGCCGTAGAAGGACTGCAGTAGTTGCGAGGGCGGCATAATGACTACACCTGCTGAACGCACTGCAAGAGTACCCCAAGAGAACAGAGTCGTGTACATTACAGGTGGAGTGACATCTTCCGATAGGACTGCACGAGTATCACAAGAGAATAGAACCGTGACAATTGAAAGACTACATAGTTCTGCTGAAAGAACAGTGTACGCAACTGAGGATTAAGGTATGAGTATGCGTTGGCCTAACAAAGACCCTGACGAACAGCTAGATTACAGTGTTGACTGGTCTAGGTTCTTGGGTACAGGCGTTTCACTCGCAGGTGTACAATGGTTTGTAGACAATGGCTCTGAAGTCAAGACGCTGCTAGGCGATGGTGAAGTTGTAAACGGTATTCAGAACGTATCTAAGACAGAGACAGACACTGTAACTACTATTAATTTAGGCTTAGGTACAAACAACACAGAGTATAAATTCTACTGCAGGATTACGGATAGTTCTGGTAGTCAAGCTGAACGAGTAGTAAAGCTCCGCATAAAGGAACGCTAAATGGCATATGATTACTTAGGTTTAGTTAATGATATTTCTAGACGGTTGAATGAAGTAGAGCTTACTACGGACAACTTTGACACGGCTGTTGGCTTTTATGCTTCTGCAAAGGATAGTGTAAACGCATCTATTCGTTTTATTAATCAGGAACAGTACGAGTGGCCTTACAACCATGTAGAGCAGGAAGAGACTGTAACACCGGGAGAGACAAGGTATGCCTTTCCGTCAGACGCTAAGACAATTGACTTTAACACCTTCCGCATTAAGAGGGACGACACACTCGGTAATGAAACCTCTAAGCTAGTCATTCTCGCCTATCAAGAGTACTTAAACCGACACCTTGATAACGAGTATAACCCTTCAGAGAGTGTCAGAGGTCTTCCAAAGGCGGTCTTCAGAACACCTAGCCAAGAGTTTGGTTTAGTACCTCCACCTGACCAAGCCTATGAGGTGGTGTATGAGTACTACAGACTTCCAGTTGACTTGGTAAACGCAGCAGATGTCCCCGCAGCACCAGAGCAATTTAGACATATCATTATTGACGGTGCTATGTACTACGCCTATCTATTTAGAGGTAACTCTCAAGATGCAACGATCATGTATCAGAAGTTCTTAGAGGGTATCAAGAACATGAGATCCCTGTACATTAATAGGTACGACTATTTAAGAAGCACTGTAACTCAGCGTAACACCTATAATTCATTGAGAGTAATCTAGAATGCCTACAAACTGGCAGACCTTTCCAGTAGAGTTTCGTGGGGGTTTAGTTACCAACATGGCTCCCCTGCAGCAAGGCCTCAACTTAATGGGTTCTGCTAGGGAACTGCGTAACTTTGAGCCTTCTATTGAGGGTGGCTACAGGCGTGTTCTGGGTTATACTAAGTATAATGACCTAGTAGTCCCTTCCTACGGCGCTACTAAGGTACAGGGCGGGGCGAACACAGGTACTACAATTAGTTTAGCTAGTGTTATGACATCTCCTGTCGTGGGGGATAAGTTTACCATTAGTGGTGACACTACCGTATACACTATAAGTAGTATTGCTACAGCTTACAGTGTAACAAATAAAACACTCTCCTGTGATATAACACCTGCTCTATCTTCCACACCCGCAGACAAGGCTAGTGTTACCTTCGTAAACAATACTAACTTGATAGACGCTGTGGCCTACTACGCTTCTGAAGTAATTGCTGTGAGAGACGGTACTTACTGGTCCAACGATACGGCAGGTTCCTGGACCCTTATCAGCAAGCCTAGTTATGGTGTTGTTCTTGTTAATGGAGCAAGTCAAACAGGAACTACTTTAGCTGTAGATGGTATTATAGGCACCCCCAACGCTGGGGATACTTTCACTATCGCTGGTGTAGCTCAAGTATACACTGTTGTATCAGAGGCTACTGTGAACGCTAGTGGAGAGGCTACACTAACTATTGCCCCAGCCTTGGCTACCAGCCCAGCTGATAACGCTAGTATAACTTGGTTGCAAACGAGTAGAGAGAGTTCAAACAAAGTACGGTATGATAGGTACAACCTCTCTGGGACACCTACTATTACTTTTGTTGACGGAGCCAACTACCCTGTTAAGTATGATGGTACAACCTTTAAGGTACTAAATGAAGCTCCCTCAGACTTGATTGGCGCTTCCTTTGTAACCCTCTTTAAAAGCCAGTTGTTCTTCGCTAAAGATAACACGCTTATTTTTTCTGCGCCTTTCACAGATGATAACTTTACATCTGCTGCTGGTAGTGGTACACTATCTCTAGAAGAAAATGTAACAGGCTTAATAGTCTACAGAGAGCAGCTAATTGTTTTCACACGGCGTAAGATCTATAGACTAACGGGCAACACTATTGCTGATTTTGTACTTCAACCCATTACACTAGACATTGGCTGCGTAAGTTCAGGTACAGTGCAGGAGGTTGGTGGTGACGTAATGTTTATGGCACCTGATGGTTTGAGGCTTCTTAGTGCCACTGATCGTATTGGTGACTTCGGACTTTCTACAGCATCCAAGTCGATTCAAGACGTGATGACAAACTTTACCTCTAGTCACACTTCTTTCGCTTCTTGTGTTATTAGAGGGAAGAGTCAGTATAGAGTGTTTGGGTACTCACCTAGTGTTTCATCTAGCGCTGCTAGAGGTATCTTAGGTACACAGTTTGCAGATCAGTCTTCAGAAGGTATGGCTTGGTCAAGGCTTCGCGGATTTAATGTGTATGCAGTGGACAGCTACTACGACGACTCAGAGGTAGAGGTAGTAGTCTTTTCTAATAACAACGGCTACGTCTATCGTATGGAGTCAGGTAGTTCCTTTGACGGAGCTAACATCAGAGCTACTTTCAGTACGCCTCACTTCTCTTTAAGTGATCCAAGGCTAAGAAAGACTGTATACAAGCTTACTACTTATGTAGACCCAAGAGGTTCTGTGTCTGGTACAGCTGCAGCTAAGTTTGACTTTGCTCAACCTAATACGCCTGAGCCAGCACCCATTAGTTTTAATAACGGGGCTTCTTCCACAGCTTCTTTCTACGGTGACGCTGCGTATGGTACAGATACTTATGGCGGTAAACTAGTAAACGTATTTACGAATCAACTTGTAGGCGCAGGCAATTCAGTGTCAATACAGTTTGTATTTGACGGAACAGACCCAGATTTTTCATTAGACGCTATGCTTTTGGAATTCGCAACTAATGATAGACAATAAGGAACGGACTAATGGGTACAGGGTACACACGTAAGGATACATCAGACAACATTTCTGATGGTAACATCATTAATGCTTCAGATCTAGATTTAGAATTTGATGGCCTGCAATCTGCCTTTGATAACACAACAGGCCACACCCATGATGGTACTGATGGTGAAGGTGCGCCTATCGAAAAGGTTGGACCAGCGCAGGATATTGTAGTTACAGCTACGGTTCTTCGCCCCAAGTCAGACAACACGGTTGACCTGGGTACTTCTTTACTGGAGTTTAAAGACCTATACATCGACGGTACAGCTTACCTTGATTCTGTTGACATTGACGGCGGTAGTGTTACGGGTTTGGCGGAGCTTACTGTAGATAACCTTTCCCTAAATGGTAATACTATTACTACCACAGACACAAATGGTAACTTAAACCTTCGTGCTAATGGTAATGGTGCTATTTCTGTGGACGCTACAGATTTAAACTTCGGTGACACTGATAAGGCTACCTTTGGTGACGGGCTTGATTTGCAGATTTACCATGATGGGTCTAATAGTTATATTGATGATGTTGGCACTGGGAGCCTGTTGCTTCGTGGTGCAAACCTTAAATTGCAAAACAGTAGCAACGGGGATGACTACTTAGTAGCCAACCAGAATGGTTCAGTTTTTCTGTACTACGACAAC